CCTTTATGGAATCAATCTCTATTAGTTAGGATATTAACCCAACTAGTAGCCGCCTCTTTACCTATCATCAAACTAAGAATCTGATGTTGTAAAGAGATCGGAAGACGATCTGTAGCTGCACTTAGGTCGTAAGAGTAAAGAGTTTCGTTATTTAAAAGATCCTTCCGAAACAGATCTTTTAAGTATCTAACAGGTCTATCTTGATCAAAAGTACCATCCATAGGAAGGGTATCTAAGATCTTGAAAATCCTGTCAGACAACGGTCTAAACACAGATTGTGTAATAGAATCCGTGATAGCGAAAACTCTCACCTTACCGGCCGCCTCTTCCTTTTCACTTAGTTTACCTAGAATAAGATCTTTATCACCAGTATAACTACCGGTAGATAAGAAATCTAATTCTTTGGCAAGTAAGGAAAGGAATTCAACCCCTCCGGGGACCATACGACAATAGTCGTATAGATCTCGACGTAAAGGAGAATCCTTTCATGCTCAAAGATCTTTTCAGATCCCAAGCATAGAAACGGAATGATTCGGACCAGCTGTACCGAGGTGCAATAGCTTTATAGGTTTAAGTGTTACTTTGAAATAAGGTAACAGTTGTCTAAGAGCTAAACGAACCTCGAACTTAGGTAAAGTCATAGACTGTCCTTTAAAAGGATCAGTTATGGTCGATAACTTAAGCTTACCAGGTATCTTTATGATACGGTATACAGCGAAAACTGAAAGGACTGCTCGAGTACTAGGCAGGTCTCCATCTCTAACAAGAGAACGGATAGATCCTGGAATAATACCGGGTAGCCCTCCTTTAATGGTAATCGGAAGTTCTGTAACCAGAACCGGATTACCACTTACAAAAGCTTGCACAATTCTCGTACACTCTTTAGTATATTGGACTACGAAAGTAGGACCATTAACACTTCAGAGTTTTAAGAGTCTTGTCGCAAACGACATGTAAGGCGTTTTCGGAAGTTGTAAAGACCACACAATAAGACGAGTTCAAGATAGGAACATATCCTTACGGATATATCCTATAGAATCAAGTCTCTTTGAAAGTGTAGTTTTACTTATATCATTTATTCTTATCATGGGTTTATTTATTAAATTAAATAACCAGCATAAGGTAAAGATACAATGTACCTATACTTTACGGGGTCTCTCTCACCAAACTGGTTAGGTTTGGTGTTGCGACTTCAATACGAAAGTATTAGATCACGCAGAGGGAGGATTAGACCCATAGGTCATGAATCTCAACGCGAGGAAATAAAACCGCCTCATTCGGAATAATGAGAAGGCATATCGCCTGGACGTGGAAACCCA